TCGCCGCCGTACAGGAAAGTCTACTCTCGTACGCGACCTCCTTTTTCACCATCAAGAAATGCCTCTTGGAACTGTGATTAGTGGTACTGAAGAGTCAAATCAATTCTATAAAAAACTGATTCCCCCGCTCTTTATCCACGGAGACTACAGTCCCGTGATTATTGCGAATTACTGCAAACGTCAGAAGCTCATTATGGCCAAGATTCAAAAAGAAATGGAAGCCCATGGACAATCTAGGACAGACCCTCGCAGTTTCTTAATTATGGACGATTGCTTGTATGATGACAGTTGGCTGCATGACAGAAATATTCGCTACTTGTTCTTGAACGGTCGTTGGCTCAAGGTATTCTTTTTAATTACAATGCAATATCCGCTCGGTATTCCTCCTATGTTACGTACAAATGTAGACTACTGCTTCATTTTACGTGAACCCTATGTAACAAACCGCAAACGTATCTTTGACAACTTCGGAAGTGCTTTTCCCAGCTTCGAGTTTTTCTGCCAAGTTATGGATCAGTGCACACAGAATTATGAATGTATTGTCATGAACAACAATTCTCAGTCGAACAAACTTGAAGATACGGTTTTCTGGTACAAGGCCGAAATGCACGGAGAATTCCGCATTGGTGCTCCTGAATTCTGGCAACACGCTATGGCAAATTACAAAGAAAAGGATGGCGAAGAATCTAATGAATATGATGCAAATGCGGCGAAACGTTTCAAAACCTTGATTAATGTGGTTCGTAAGTAATATATATTCTGAGATAGAAGAATGGCGAAAGCAATTGACTGGAAAGATATCGGCTATGCCCTAGGCATTATTTTTGTACTTGGGTTTCTGCTCGTAATTCTAGGTAAACCTATGTGTGAAGGATTTGAATCATCCGAAGCGATACGGTGCGACCTTGATTCTCCATGCCCCGGCTTTTTGAAGTGTTTGAATGGATTCTGTGCAAAGACAGACCCTGTTGGAATCAAAGAAACAAACCCTTTAACACTATTACCTGATGGAGCCCCATTCCCGCTACCTTATTTTTAAAACAGTAAACAGATAGGGTCAGATGAAGAGATTTAGCATGAAGACAATAACATGGTATGGTATTATTGCGCTCCTTGTTGCGGTAGCGCTACTTCCTATATTGAAGGCGCTCAGACCTCAGTATTTCCCGTCCATGAACTATGCGGGTTTTCGCGATCTGGACTGCCAAGGAGTAACTTGCCCTGAAGGTAAGTTCTGCGCGGAGAACAAGACCTGCGTAAATATTGCGACTCGTTATCCGGATAATGTACCCGAGGGCGATGTGTAAAAGGGGTTTTGTAGAAAACAGCATGAAATGACAACAATCATTGTATTCATTTCATACATCTCAGAATGCATTCCTAAGAAGACTCCTCCTTAGCATCCGATGAAGACTTCGAAGACCTCTCCATCTTACGAGCAATGGATAGGTCAGCATGTCCCGAGAAAAGAGCATCGTAATTTCCAGATGTCTGCGGAGCAAGACTCTTTGACACAGGCGCATCAGAAGCATCGGCGCTAGGAGCATCCGTAACTACCTCACTCTTTGTCAACTTTGTCTCATTCTCCTCAACTACAGCAGTCATCTTTGTCTTGGCCGTGCCGATACGAGAGTTCTTCTGCTCATTGTAAAAAGTCTCGCGGTCCTCCTCATTCTCGCGGTACTTCTTCATGAGTGTATTCAGCTGCTCATTCGCATACTCAGAATCGGCCACCTTATTCGGGTCGGGCTCCCAGGCCATCCACTTACCTACGGCGCCCATATACACATTGAAGTTCGGGTCGGCCTTCTGCAGACGCTTCGCACGGACAGAAGCCTCCGCCTCAGAGCTGAATACACCACGCACCTTGATTCCACGGATAGTTGTGCGGAACTCATTCAGCTTGAAGAACTCTTCCTCAAGCTTCGTACCATTCTTGAAGATGAATGTATCATACTCTTCCTGCAGAGTTGACTGCGTGAGTTCGCGCATGTTCTTGCGCGTATACTGCTGGAACTCCTCAACAAAGCCATCAACGCGCAGAAGGTTCTGGCGAATCTAGGAAGCGGCTTCTGCTGAGCCAGAGGCGGAACCAGAGCCAGAGCCAGCCTCCACCTTACCGGCAAGGCTCTCAAGCTTCTTATTCAAGCCACTTATCTGTTCCGCAAACCAGGCCTCGAACTTGCTAGTGCGCCACTGCACTTCATAATCCTTCATGAACTGCTGAAATAAGAAGACATCCTTGTTGCTCAAAATCTTTTCAGGGCTCAAGAAACTCAGTAGAACTACCTTCTGGCTGGTAATCTCAGGATCCTCGCTAAGAAAGTCTTCCTCTTCGTGCGGCATTGTTCTGTATACTCGTGGGTAAGCCCTGTTTAGACCAAATTATCCGCAGCAACTCTAAAAAAATCTATGAGACGAATATAGATAAGATGGACGTAAACGACTTGTTAACTCGCATCATCAAGTATGTGGTGGAGGGCGTGGCGGTAGCTCTGGCGCTGGTATTCATCCCCCGGAAGAGCCTCCCTATGGATGAAATCCTGACGGTAACGATCGCGGCGGCGGCGGTATTCGCCATACTCGACATCCTGTCCCCTAGCATGGGCGTGACGGCGCGCCAGGGCAGCGGCTTCGGTATCGGCGCCCGCCTAGTAGGCTTCCCCTCGTAAAGAGAGAAATCCCTGTATTATAAAACCTGCATAGACTCTGGATTTTGAAAACTCAGATTCTATTCTTCAAATAATGTTGACGACACAGGGGCTGGTACATATCAGCACCTCCTACACAAATCTGCTCTGATTTCACACCATTTACGAGAGCCGTAAATATTGCAGGAGTTCCGTCTCCACAGAGTTTGCAAAGAGCACTCAGACGAACCACTTCGTCAGCCAAAGGAATTAGCTGTAGCACTTCACCAAAAGGTCGACGGTCAGAATCCCCATCCAGCCCCACGACAATCACATCCTTCCCATCAACCTCCACGGCCCTTACAACGAAGTCATAAAGCCCGGAAAAGAACTGCGCCTCTTCAATAACAATTAGACGAGCAGAGCGATATTCCTCACTATCACAAACCCCCTTTAACACCTTTACACCAAGAGCTTCTACAAATGCTTTGTCATGTGTGATAATACGAGAACCTGAAATATCATAGCGGATATCAATATTATTTGTAATATTCAAAGTCTTCCAACCAAGAACCTGGGCTCTGCGAATTTTAGCAAGAATCGCTGAAGACTTGCCAGAAAACATCGGACCCAGAATCAATGTGAGATGCATTCTTCTATTTGTTGTAAGGGACTTCCAGTTCGTCACAACAAACGGTCAATTTTTAGTGCAATCTTACATATTTGTAAAATGTGTTGTTGTTAATATTAATTCATTTACTATTGTATTAAATTTATGATTTTTATTTATAAATATCATGTCAATCTGCATATTAAAGCCATTAATATAATGATTTTCAATTATATCATACGGGACAAACCCAATTGTATCCATAAATGTAATATGTTCTAAAAAAGTAGGAACCTTCTCATTATATTGTCCAAATAAAGGAATTTCTAATATTATAAAATCAGTTTTCTTTAAAATCGTCGTAGAACCTTTCAGTATAGGTATTTCTGCACCCTGACAATCTATTTTGATTAAAATATTTTTTGAATCTTGTAAAATATTCTGTTGCGCTATAAAACTATCTAAGTCAATTGTCTTCCTTTTCATTATTTCACAGTTATCATAATAATGGGTTTTTTCTCGAAACATAGAGTCTCCTGAATTTTTCATTTGAAACCATTCTACTTCTTCTATCTTATCATTTAATAGAATATTATATACTTGTACATCATTACTATTTTGAAATTGATTCAATTCGGCATAGTCAATTGCTTCAAATAAATAATATTTACAATTATATATAGATTTCATTGAAGTTGTCCAATTTCCATGATGTGCGCCAATGTCTAGTATAGTATCTGGAGAATAACCATTATTTTTTAATTTAGAAAGTTTGCTAAACATACTATAATAATATACAATTACAGCCTTTATATAGAACGTATAAATTCCCAACTCAAGTCTTTGCAAATGAGTTGCCAAATCTTATCTTGGTTATATAATTTATCGCGATTCTTCAATAACGGAAAACACTGTAAATAGTCATCGAGCTCTAAAAGTTCACAGAATTTGTACAAGACATAAGAATAGGACAAGAAATTACTACGATTCTTTGGGCAATGTTTGACGAAACTACTCTGAATTTCCTTGAACATGAAACGCAGCTTTTCTTCAACTTCGCGACTCATTACTGGGGCAGTCTTGCCATTGATACGGTTTAGAATATAAGGAACGTGCTCATAAAAATTCGTATGTTTGAGTTTTTTCAGAATCTCGCGAATTTTTGCAGGTTTTATAGATTCTGTGTTCGATATACGCTCCTTTTTCAACTCCTCCATAATGGCCTCAAATACTTCTTCAGGAATCTCAGTACTTTCTTTGGCCTGGAATTGAGCTAACCACTCATTAAAGTGATTAATGCGCTTATAGGCATAATAAGTAACTTCGCGAGGAGGATCCTTGTAACTCGGCTTATCGCTATCAATTAACACAAACTCTTGGTGTCCACATCCTTCACAGTAAAACTGGGCTTCATTAATACTAAATACCATTTCTTTATCGCATTTCTCACAAATACCATAGGGGTCTTCTAATGTATTGGTCGTCACCTTTGCATGTTCAGGGTCAATCTTTAAAAGATATTTTTCCAATAAAACTTCACGACCCTCCTCTTGCACAACATTTGATTTTTTTACAGGGACTTTTTGAACAGGCGAAGAACCCTCTTGTAATGCAGCAAGAACACTGCCTGGCTTGGCTTTTATAATTTTTCCTGATGCCGCACTTCCACCTTTCTGAATTTTATCTTGTAAGTCATAATATTTATATAATATATCTCCTGTTTCAAAAAAATAAGAATACATGGGCTTATCCTCATCCCACTCATCGCGTTTTCTTTTCAAATTTTCTAATTCATCTTCTAATTGATTTTTTATCACAACATCGGAAGAATCTTCAATTCTGCTTACAAGTTCCCTTATTTGTTCTTGTAATAATGAAGAATCTTCTTTTTCTTTTTTAAGTTGGGAAATCTGAATTTGGTGTAAGTTGTCTAATGTAGTTCTTGTTTTAATACTTTTATCCGCCATCTAGTGCTTTATAATTAAGAAGTTTAGACCGCCTTTTTATATTTATGAACCCGTAACTTTAAATAAGAAAACAGAACTCCCCGGTCTGGTTTAAAGTTCAAACAAAAATGTTTGATAAAAATTTGGAATTATTCGGTTTTTTTCCAAAATATTACATTTTGAAATTTTTTTTCTTGGAGATGAGTATAATATGACAGGAGGTGGCCTTATGCAACTTGTAGCTTATGGTGCGCAGGACGTGTATCTGACGGGCAACCCTCAGATCACGTTCTTCAAGGCGGTATACCGTCGCCACACGAACTTCGCGATGGAGTCCATCGAGAACCCGTTCAACGGCAACCCTCGTTTCGGCAACCAGGTCACCTGCACGATCCAGCGCAACGGTGACTTGATCTACCGCATGTATCTCCAGGCCACGCTGCCGTCCGTGAAGCTGCAGGCGGCCGACGGCTCTGGTGCCCAGTTCCGCTGGCTCAACTGGGTGGGCCACAACCTCATCGACTGG